TTGGGGCGGGACGGGGCCTGATGCGGATAATGCGCTGGCGAGTTGCAAGGCGTATTTGGATGGGTGCGCTGATGCGCTGGGGGTGAATGACCGTGTGCTGGATTGTGCGGGGATTCATCGTGTGAAGGATAGGGAGCAGGATGGTACGGTGTTAATTCGTTTTTATGCTTGAGGTATGGCTTGGATTAAGGTACAGACTACGTTGGCACGGAGTGCCAAGATGATGCAGTTTGCTGCGGTGTTGCGGATGCGGCGCCGTGAGGCGGTGGGTGTAGCTGTTGAGTGGTTTTGCTGGGTGGATGCTCAGTGTACTGATGGCTATACGGGGTTGCTGCCCGGGCAGGTTGATGAGGTGATGGAGTGCAAGCGGTTGGCGGAGGCGCTGCTTGCTGTTGGTTGGGCTTTTGTGGGTGCAGATGGATTTCTGTATGTGCAGGATTTTGACCAGCACCATGGTGAGGGTGCTAAGGCGCGGGCTATGGCTGCGGAGCGGCAGGCTCGGTTTAAGGCGGGTAGAGGTAACGCTGGTGGCGTTACTGATGGTAACGGTTGCGGCGTTACCAGTGCGTTACCTAGAGAAAGAGTATATAGTAATAATACTGTAGTGGGTAGGGATACGGTGGATGTAGGTGGCGCCGGTGAGCCTGCACGCACCCCGATTGATGGGGGTGATGATGGGTTTGCCGTGTGGCTGGCGGGGTTGTGCTCTGCACACCCGAGTGCACGGCGGAGCCGTGTGTTGCAGCCGGAGGTGTTGGATGCTGCGCGTGAGGCTTACAAGCGTTGCCCGGATGCGGTGGAGCAGGTGGGGTTGTTGGAGGCGTATTTTGGGAGTAAGCAGAGTTGTGACCGGAATAAGCAGGTGTTTTATAGGCCTACGGGGCAGCGGAAGTTTTTTGTTGACTTGGAGGATGTGTTGTGCCATGCTGAGCGGTGGCAGCGGGAGTTTGGTTGGGGGAAGAAGCCGCGTAAGGGTAAGACGGTGGAGACTCCGGGGCCGGAGGTGCAGCGCTGTGCAGGTGTGCTGGTGGGTGCTGAGGCTATGGCGTTTATCAGAGGGGAGACGGATGAATTATGAGTGCGATTAAGGGTAACATTGATGTGTTGGCTTGGGAGCTGGTGGCGTGTGCGCAGCGGCCGCCGTTGCACCCGACTACGTGTGCGGTGATTAGGACGCTGTGGGCGTTGGGGGTGGTGAGTTTCAGGGAGATGGTGTGTGTGGTGCCGTGTGATGCAGAGACGGTGCGGCAGCAGTTGAATAGGCTTGTGGGGGCGGGGGTGGCTGAGCGGGAGTATGTGAAGCGTATGGGGCGGAAGGCAAGTTGTTTGTACCGGCTGAGTGCGGAGGGGGTGAGGATGGTGGCGTTGTGGGAGCGGGCTGCGGTGGATATGAAGGGTAAGTTGCAGCAGATGTTGGAGATGAGGGGGAAGGGAGGTTGTTGCCATGAGTAAGGGTGTTTTGAGTGCTCAGGAGCGTGTTTTTTGCGGTTTAATTGTTGATGGGGTTAAACAGGGGCCTGCGTATGCGCAGGCGTTTGGCTGTAAGACTAATAGCGCTGGTACTCTTGCGGGGAGGTTGTTGAAGCGTGTTGAGATTAAGCGGGAGATTGAGCGGTTAAAGTTGAGGTTTGTTGAGGTGAAGGAGAAGGCTGTGCTGTGGAGTAAGGCGGAGCGGATGGAGCGGTTGCAGCGGATGGCAGAGGTTGCGGCGGAGGGGGGTGAGTATAATGCGGCGTGTAAGTGTATTGATTTGATGAATAAGATGGATGGTGCTTATGAGCCGACTAAGTTGGAGGTGACGGGTGATGAGGCTTTTAGGGCTGCTGTTTTGGGGCGTACGGGGATGGAGCCTATGGTGAAGTTGTAGTTTGACAACGTCACGATTTTTATTTGCGGGGTTGTGGGGTATGATGTGGGTATGGATTTGGATTTTTTAGGTATTGAGTATGGGCTTACGGTGTTGCAGGGGGCGGCTCCGGTGTATGAGTGGGAGTTGTTGCGTGGGGAGCTTGCGCTGGATGTGGCGGGTGTGACGTTTGGAGGAGAGGTTGCGGGTGTGGGTGATATTGTGGTGGAGCATGTGAGTGGTGAGAAGGGGGTGTTGCGGGTGCATTTGCCGCGGTTGGATGCTGTGGGTGAGTTTGGGTATGAGGTGTGGTATGTGGCAGAGGGTGGTGAGCGGTACCGGTTGGTGTTTGGTGTTGTGGGTGTGGTGGAGAGTAGTGCTTTGTTTGCAGAGTTGGCGGGGCTGGAGGTGAGCCATACGCGGATGGCGTTGCGGATGCCGGAGTGTGTAGGTGGGCATGTGCAGTTGGTTTGGCGGAGTGTTGCCGGTGGTGGTGCTGCTACGCGTGAGGCTGTGGATGCTGCGCGTGAGGCTATGGCTGCGCTGGAGGCAGCCAGGGATTTTATGGCGAGTTTTGAGGAGGCTGTGAGTAAGGCTGTGAGGGTGGATGCTGATGGTGTGCTGGTGATTGGTAATTACTGGACCGGGGTGAGGGTGAAGGCTGTGGATGGTGTTACTCCGCATATTGGCGGTAATGGTAATTGGTTTATAGGCGCTTGTGATACCGGGGTGCCTGCGCGTGGGGAGGCGGGGTTGTGTCCGTATATTGGGGCTGATGGTAATTGGTGTGTGGGTAGTGTGAATACGGGTGTGCTGGCGCGTGGTATTGACGGTATTGATGGTGATACAGTGCGGCGAATTTTGGTTGATACGTATGAGGATATACCGCAGGAGGGTGAGACGTGCAATGGTGGTTTTTACTACTATGTGGCGTTGGGCGGTACGCGTACTGTAGCTACGGGCTGGGTGCGTTTGTCCAATGGTGGGGTTTTCAGTGTTGGCGGTGTAGAGATACGAGCAAGCAGTGCAGCTAATGCGATAGAGTTGCTTGCGGAGGTTGAGGAGCAGACGGGGGTGTATGCGGAGGTGGATTCCGTTATACCTACGTTGGTTCGGTTGACAGCACTGGAGGCCGGTGTGGCGGGGAATCGTATTAAGTTGGAAACTAATGATTCCCGCGTGACGCTGAGTGGTGCTCATTTGACGGGCGGTACGATTTTAAACCCGACTGAGTGGGAGATGTACGCTTGGCTGGAGGGGCAGGGAGATTTAGCCGGTGAGTGGGTGCGGGTGGGTGAGGTGGATGATATAGCCACTACCCGCACTTACGGCATGGTAAAGCTTTCAACGGATAATAAATTGTCGGAGGGCGGTATTGTGGGCGCGAATGAGAGTGGCCGCATGCTGGTCTCTGTATCGAGCTCAGCGGTGTATGGCACCGGCAAGTTGTCGGGCGGGACCGGGGTAAGTGGTGGAGGGTCTGTAGGAATGACCGCAGATGGTGCGTATATGGTGGAGCCTGCTGGGTATGGTAAGCAGGGTAGTATGGCTTTTAGTGTGAGTGGGACGGTGGATGTGCCTGCTGTTGGTAAGCTGCCCAATGGTGCTGCGGGGATTCGCTGGGCTACTGTGCGTGATGGAGGGGCTGTGGTGTTGGCTGATGGTATGGCTGATGGGCGAGCGTATGCGGTGCCGGGTGCGGCGGTGTTGCTGGAGTATTTGGGTAAGAATTATTTGACGGTGGGTGATACGTGGAGCCGTGAGCAGGTGAGGGAGTATGTGAAGGAGGGGTATGTGGCTAAGACTGATGCGTTGGAGATGGAGGATGTGCGTAAGGTGCTGGCGGGGTATGAGTCTAAGGCTGATGCTGAGGCGCGTGTAAAGGCTGCTTTGGTGGGCTATGATAGCCGTGAGGTGGCTGATGGCCGGTATGTGCGCGGTGTGGGTGTGCGTGGTATGGAGGTGGTGACGCTGGATAAGTTGCCTGCACCGGCGGATCAGGCGAAGGGGGTGTTGTATATTGCTGTGTTGTGAGGTATGTTTATCAGTTTAAAAGGTAAGGTTGAGAAGGCGTTTGTGCCGGAGGTGTGGCTGGGTGGAGTGCCGGTGGGTGAGTTGTGGTATGAGGGGCGTAAGCTGTACCCGGATGGGCGGGTGCGGGTGAAGGATATTGTGCTTGGGTTTAAGGAGGGTGTGGAGCAGGCGTATTGGCAGCATGCGGTGGCTGCTGTGCAGGGGGGGAGTAGTGCGGGGTGTTATATGAAGATGCGGTTTAAGGGGCGTGAGTGGTTGTTGTATACGACTTATGATGGGTTGCCGTGTTTGCGTGCGGTGAATGGTGTGTTGCGTTTTGGTGAGGATGAGGGGATTTTGTTGCAGGATTGTATTGGGGGGTGTGTGGAGGTGGAGTGTGTGGTGCCGGAGCGTAGGAGTACGGGGTTGAGGAGTGAGTTGAATAATAGTCCGCGGTATGTGGAGGAGAGGTTGTGGGATTTGCCGCTGTTGCCGGGTACGTGTGTGGAGGTGGATGGGTATAAGGGGCAGAAGCGTGAGTGGGCGTATTGGAATAATGTGAGGGTGGAGGGTGTGCCGAGTGGTAGGGTGTATGTGGATGGATGGAGGTATACGGCTACGAGTAAGGGGCGGTATAGGGTGAGGGCTGAGGTTTTGCGTGTGGGTGATGTGGCTGAGGGTGATTATGGGTGGCGTGGTGCGGTGAATGGGTATGGTGCTGCGGGGTGGCATGAGGGGTTGTATGCGGTTTACCCGGCGTTTACGAAGTGCTGGGAGGTGTCTATTTTGGGTGTAACTTTACAAATGGATTGATAATTTTATGCAAACGAGAACATGTTTTAATGGGGGTGAGTTGAGCCCTGAGATGGCGGCACGGTGCGATGTGGATGCTTATATGCGCGGGTGCCGTGTGTTGGAGAATTGGGAGGTGAGTCAGATGGGTGGTGTGCGGCGGCGGCGCGGTATGCGAGGTGTGTGTGCAGCTGAGGCGGGTGCGCACCGGCTTGTGGGGTATAGGTATACGTATGCGGGGGCCGGTGGGCGGTTTGTGGTGGAGTTGGGTGTGCAGGTGGTGCGGGTGCTGGATATGGAGGGTGTGCCGGTGGCGCGTTTTGAGAGTGGGGTAGATGGTGTGGCTGAGTTTTGGCTTGGGGAGGATGTGCGTGCGATGCAGTTGAATGCGTTGTTGGTGTTGACGAGCCGAGGGATGTGGCCGCTGGTGTTGCGGTGGGATGGTGAGGATGTGTGGAGTTTGAAGCGGATGGAGTTTAAGGGGTTGCCTTGGAGGTATGATTTTGAGCGGCGGGATAGGCCTGTGGTGTTGACGGTTCAGCCGGGGGAGGCTGGTATGGTGTATGATGTGGGGTTTGATGGTGCTGAGATTGTGGGTGAGTTGCCGGAGGGGCAGGATTGGCTGCGGGCGAGTTTTTGGTTGGAGCAGGCTGAGGCGTTTGAGGCGGGGGCAGATTTGCGTGGGCGTGTGCGAGTGGTGCAGGGTTTGGAGGCTTGTGCAGCGGGGGATGTGGTGGCTGTGAAGGGTGAGGAGGTGTTGCGGTATTGGGTGTGTAAGAAGGAGTTTCCGGCTGATGTGTATGTGGATGGGCTGGATGATCCTGGGTGTTACCCGGATAATTTTGCGGAGAGTGAGAGTGTGTATGGGTTTGAGGGGTGTAGGGTTGTGAGTAGTGTGAAGGAGTTGGGGAGAGTGTTGCCGGATACTAAGTTTGCGGTGAAGTGTGGGTATTGGGAGTATTTTACGTGTGTGCGTGATTTTGCGGTGGGTGATATGTTGCCTGCGTTGACTCAGTATGCTGATTATACGGAGTTTTTTGTGCGTGGTTTGGCTGTGGGTGAGGCGTTGCCGTGCAGGGGCAAGTGGGAGTTTTATTGCAGTGGGTTGTGGTATGGGTGTTATGAGGTGCGGCGGTGTTATGAGGGGGCGGGGGTTGATGGTGAGTGGGAGGTGGCCGGTGTGAGTTTCAGCCGTGTGAGTGAGGCTACGAATACGACTTTGGGTGGTGATGAGGGGGATGAGGAGTGTTGGCTGCGGTTGTGGCTGACTCGCTCTAAGTATATGACGGGTGAGTTGGCAGATGGGTTTCCGGCGGATAGTTGTGGGAACCGGTTGATTGTGGAGGGGTACCGGCATGATATGGTGTTGGAGTGTGTGCCTGTGGAGGGTGGTGTGAAGTGGGTGTGCCGGGATAAGGTGAATGTGGGGTGGATGGGGCGCAAGGTGGTGTATGATTGGAGTTGGTGTGCGTTTGGTGAGCGGTATGGGTATCCGGTGTGTTGTGATACGTTTAATGGGCGTTTGGTGTTTGCGGGGACGGAGGCTCAGCCGCAGTCTATCTGGCTGAGCCGGGCGGATGATTTGTATAATTTTGCTACGGGGGATACGGATGATGCGGCGATTTACCGGACGCTGTACACGACTACGCAGAATCCGATTTGTTGGATGGTGGAGGCGAATAATCGGTTGTTGTTGGGGACGGCGGATGCGGAGTGGACGATTCAGCCGCCGAATGGAGGGGGGATAACGCCGGTGAATATTTTTGTGGGTAAGCATGGGCGTGTGGGCTCGCTGGGTGGTATTATGCTGCCTGTGGATGATAAGGCGTTGTTTGTGCAGCGTGGTGGTGGGCGTTTGTGGGCGTATGGGTATAGTTTTGAGGTGGATGGTTGCCGGAGTATGGATTTGACGGTGTTTGCGCCGCATGTGTTGGCGGGGCATGGTGGTGTGGTGGATTGTACGCTGTTGGAGGTGCCGGATACGGTGGCTGTGTTTGCGTTGGGGGACGGGCAGATGGCGTTGTGTACGTATAATAGTTTGCACCAGGTGAATGCGTGGCACCGGTGGGTGACAGATGGGCGGGTGTTGAGTGTGTGTGCGCTGCCTGGGGAGGGGACGGCGGATGCTCTCTATTTGCTGGTGGAGCGTGAAGATGGTGTGTGGATTGAGTGTGTGGATGAGGGGAGTGGCTATGTGGATAGAGGTGGGCGTGAGTATGTGAGTGAGTTGGTGACTACGGCACTGGGGAATCCGCTGGAGGAGGTGGTGGCTAAGCGGCCAAAGCAGCCGGTTCGGGTGTTGCTGGGGGAGCCGCTGGATGGTGGGCAGCTTGAGGTGAAGGCTGAGGGTGGTGCGTGGGCTGTGCCGCCGCGTTATGAGGAGCAGCTGGAGGCGGGCTGGCATGAGTTGCTGGTGTTTAACCGCTGGGAGTATGAGCATGCTGTGGGGTTGCGTGTGCGTGGTGGTGGTGCGTGTATTTTGGCTTTACAAGGTTGATTTGTGAGTTATGGATTACGAGTGTTCAATTACGATTAATGCGGCGCAGAAGGCGCTGTTGTTGATGGGGCCTGAGTTGGTTAGGGCGCATGTGGAGACGGCGCTGCGGTATGGTGGTTATGTGGTGTGGCAGCCGGAGGTGGTGGCTATTGTGGTGCCGTGGAGGGATGGGCACCCTGATTGCCGTGGGGAAGTGCTTGCGGTGTTGTATGCGGGTGGGGATGTGGGGCTGCTGGCTGAGTATGCTGAGGGGTGGGTGAAGGCTGGGTATAGCAAGGTGTTGATGTGCCGTGGGTTCCGCGGGAATGATAGGTGCCGTGTGTGGGATATGGGGCGGTTTGCGCATTTGGTTAAGGTGATGAAGGGTTGATGTTAAAAGTTTTAAGTGTTTAAGGTTATGGGTAAGGATTGGTATGATGGTTGTTGCCCGGCTTTGCTTGCAAATGATACATTTGCAGCTACGCCGAGGCTCCTGCCCTCCGAAACTACGGGCAGTCGGGTTTTTAATGTTTAAGGTTATGGGTAAGGATTGGTATGATGGTTGTTGGGAGAGCCAGGAGTGGCGGCTGAATCATTTGTACTGGATTGAGTGCAAGGATGGCAAGCCGCGGCGGTTCCGTATGAATTGGGCGCAGGAGCGGTTTTACCGTGGGATGTGGTACCGGAATAATATCCTGAAGGCGCGTCAGCTGGGGATGAGTACGCTGATTAGCCTGATGATTTTGGATGGGTGCTTGTTTCGGGAGAATTGGCATGCGGGGATTAATGACAAGAATATGGATAGTGCCAAGGAGAAGTTGGCGAAGATTCGGTTTGCGTATGCGGCGATGGAGTGTGCACCGGCGCGTGGGGTGGATTATGTGGAGGATCCAGAGGATAGGGCGAACATTGAGCGGTATGCTAAGGAGTGGTGGAAGGTGACGCGTGGGGCGGTGACGGCTACGCGTGGTGACTGGGCTACGGGGAGTAGTGTGGTGATTGGTACGGCGTTGCGCTCTATGACGTTGCAGTTTTTGCATATTAGTGAGCTGGGGCATGTGGCTGCGAATTTCCCGAAGAAGGCGAAGGAGATTCAGGATGGTAGTTTGCCGTGTGTGGGTGATGATGGGGTGATTGTGATGGAGAGTACGCATGAGGGTGGCAAGCAGGGGCTCAATTACCAGATGACGCGTGCGGCTATGGGGAATAATGGGCGGGAGCGTTTGCTGCGGGATGAGTACAAGTTTTTCTTTTTTGCGTGGCATGGGCAGCCGGAGTACCGGGCAGAGGGTGGTGATGAGTTGCGGTTGAGCCGGGAGTTGGCTGAGTATTTTGAGGAGCTGGAGAAGGAGGGTGTGGTGCTGGAGGATGCGCAGAAGCGCTGGTATGCGGCGAAGTGGGGGGTGCACATGTATAGTATGCGGCAGGAGTACCCGAGTACGCCGGAGGAGGCTTTTGATACGCAGGTGGAGGGTGCGATTTATGGGTATCAGATTAGCCAGTTGAGGTATAATGGGAAGTTGGGACAGGTGTTTGAGGCGGAGCCGGATTTTCCGCTGTATGTGAGTTGGGATATTGGTATGAGTGATTATACGTGTTTGTGGTTGGTGCAGCCGCGTGGTGATGGGCAGTTTTATGTGCTGGATTGTTATACGGTGAATGGTAAGGGGATGGATCATTTGGTGGGGGTGGTGCGTGCGTGGGAGGCTCTGCATGGGCAGAGTATTAAGATGCACTTTTTGCCACATGATGGTGTGAAGCGGGAGAGTGATGAGGTGCGGTATGTGACTAAGTTGCAGTTGCAGGGGCTGCCGTGTATGGTGTTGAAGCGTGTGAGTGATGTGTGGCTGGGGATCAATATGGTGAAGCGGGTGCTGCGTACGTGCGTGTTTCATGAGCGGTGCAGTGAGGCGCGTGTGGTGGATGGTGTGGAGTATATGAGTGGGCTGAATGCGCTGGAAAGTTACCGGAAGGCTCCGGTGGGGGCGTATGGGGTGGAGAAGGTGATGCCGCTGCATGATGCGAGTAGCCATGCGGCTGATGCGTTTCGGTATTTTTGTGAGGCGTATGATGCGGGACTGGTGGATAGGAATATGCTGGTGCGGGAGGAGCGCCATAATTGGTATGGTGGTGGTATGGGGCGTGGTATGGCGCGTGGGGTGCCGTGGAGGAAGTGATGGCGATTTACAAAGTGGAATTTGTACAACGTCACGATTTTATTTTGTGTGATGTGTGGTAGGATGAGGGTATGGAACGCAAGATTACTGTTGGTTATTGGTATATTGTTGGTGGCCCTGCCGGGGCTACGGTTACGGTGAAGGGTGAGGTGAATCCGTGTTGTACGGTGCCGGAGGGTGGGCAGGGCAGTTTTTATGCACAAGCTCCGGTGGTAATTGTGAGTGATGAGGCTATTACGTTGAGTCAGGTTGTAAATTTTAAGTGTGCCCCGGTCAAGCGTTGGTTGCTCGGCCTTGGCCGGGGCGTAAGTAGCGTTTTGCCGAGCGGGTATCTGGCTGCCGATTTTTTGACAAGCAACCTTAAAGAGTATATAGACACAGGCATTATACTCAATCAGGACAGCCATGTCGATTTAGTTTTCCAGGCAAATAGCGTTTACGAAGACGGCTACCTTTTTGGGAGCCGCGTATCCTTAACCCAAGATGCCATGAGCTTTTACGCGGCCACCCCAGGCAATACGTTTTTTATTTATAATACGGAAGCTCCTATTGTGATTGCCAATATGACTAAAAGTGCATTGGGCGTATTAAAAATAAGAGGCCCCGAATGGCATGTATCTTACGCTATGGGAGATGGCTCAGTCAAAGAAGCGTCCAAAACGTTTGCCAGAAAGAATTTTACTACTCCATCTTCTTGTTATTTAATGGCCATCAACTTAGTTGACGGAGAGGTTAAAAAAGGATTTACAGGCAATGTATACAGTTTAAGCATTGCGAACCAAGGGGGTATGCAAAGGGTTTTTACTCCGGCTATTTCGGCTGACGGGGAACCGTGTATGTTTGACAAGGTGTCACGAAAACCGTTTTACAACGCAGGTACAGGCTCATTTATTGTCGGTATGACGCTCGAACAGGCGCGCAACCTCCGCAAATTACCCGCTACGGGTGGCACATTAACAGTATCGCTGCCGTGGGAGGCGCAACTTGTGCAACATAATGCGGATGTTGAATCTGCTCTGCAAACGGCTAAGAATAATGGATGGACGATTACGGTGCAGTATAGAGAGCCGGAGGCTGATAGCGCGGTGTATAACAAGTATGCTGCTTGTACTACGGTGGAAGAGATGCAGGCGGTTAATGCTGACTATAAGGATGACTTGACCGCTGACGGTGAGTGGGTGTACCCACTGCCGGAACTTACTAACGCAGATTATCTTTTTGAAGAGGCTATAAACCTTAAAAAAATAAATATAACTCTTCCTAAAGTGACGTCTTTATATAGAACTTTCATTCGTTCAGGGTTAGCAGAATTAATCCTAACTGCGCCAAAAGCGAACAATCCATATCAATGGATTTCTGGTGTAAAAAGTGGTGGACTAAGTAAAATGAGTGTTGTGCTGCCTACATGTAGCACCACACATACTTTGTGCGGTCATGTTAAAGCAGAAGAAGTCTATTTGGACATTCCTGAGGTGCTTTCTCTTTCATACGCATTTACTTTTAGCAAAGTAAAGAGAATAAAAAGTCCGCATAAAATTTTAAAAATCGTAAATCAAGATGATTCAATTAATGAAACTAATAATGATTTAGAAGAGTTCCCTTGGGAGCTACCTTATTTAAGAAGCGGAAGTAGAATGCTTAACGTTTGTTCATTGAACAAAGACTCAGCCCTGCTAATTTTAAACTCAATACCGATATGGACAGACGGAAAGTCACATCTACTGGGTATAGGCATACACATTGACCTCCAAACGGATGAAGCGGTCATCGAAGCAATAACAAACGCTGAGACTAAGGGCTGGACGCTGACGGTGCGGTGGAACGGTACGGCAACGACTCAAACGGCAAGCACGTTCGGGCTGCGTAGACCTACTATTTACGCCAAGTTGGGAACGGTGGCGCGCCCTGACGGTACGACTGAAACCGTGCTTGATTGGGGGCACTATGTAACTAATTGGGAAGAGAATGGTTATCAAGAATTCTCTTCAATAGAAGAAGCAGAAGAATACTTTAACATTATTGATGAGGCATGAAATATTTTAGAAAACTACAATCAGAGTACGGCTCATACGCAGGCGCTGATGGCGTGAGATATACGGTGGAGTGGTGCAGCCGCATTTACTCTCCCGACAACAAAACACCCGAGCAGCTCGGGTATGAGCCGTATGAGAATCAGGATGCTGCGTTGGCAGCGTGGGGATTAACACCTTATGTTGACCCGAACGAAGAAGAATTTTTAACTACAACAACTGAATAATACTATGAACGAGAATCAGAAAGAGAAAGCAAAAGTTGCCCATGGCAAGCTCACGCAATGGCTGACCGGGCTGGGGGTTCCGGCCAACTGGGCTAAGGTGGGGGCAGGGCTGATTGTGGGCGGCACCATCGGGGCTCTGGCCACCTGCCAGCAAAGCTGTACTGCTACCTACACGCAGACGGCGGCGGGGGATATAGGGTTTAGGGGTACGGTTGTTGTGCCGGGGGAGTACGGAAAATGATTTTTTGTTATGTGTGAGCGCAGGGAGAATGAGGCGTGGTTTGTTTATTTGCTGCGGTATGTGCAGGAGCAGCCGCGGGTGGTGTTGGCTTTTATAGGGCTGGCAGCTGCGGTGTGGTTGTATATGGATATGCAGGCGTTGATTCGGAGTCATGCTGAGGTGAATGAGCGGATGATTGGGGCTATTCAGAAGCTGACGGAGGAGGTGCATATTAATACGGTGCGTTTGGAACATTTGGAGCGTGAACATGAAAGTATGAAGCATCAATGAAGAAGAGAATTAAGAGGATTCAGGCGGCGTTGGGTGTTGAGGCTGATGGTGTGATTGGGCCGAAGACGTTGACCGCGATTGAGGAGGCTTTGTATTTACCCAGTGAGTTGGTTTGGCCGACTCAGGGGGAGGTGCGAAGTGGGGAGAGTTGTTTTGGTGTGGCGGGGGATGAGGGCCAGTTGGTGAGTATTAAGCCGCCGTATCCGTTGTATTATGAGGGTAGGGAGGTGAAGACCATACGGGTGCACCGTTTGATTGCGGGTGCAGTGGAGGATGCTTTGGAGGAGGTGTTGCGTGTGTACGGGTTGCAGCGTATTAAGGAGCTGCGGTTAGACCAGTATGGGGGGAGTTATAATTACCGCAAGACGGGGAGTGGGAAGGCGCTTTCTATGCATGCGTGGGGTATTGCGCTGGATTTTGACCCGGATAATAATACGTATGGGATGCATAGGCCTGTGGCGCGTATGAGCCGAGCTGAGTATGAGCCTTGGTGGGAGATTTGGGAGAAGCACGGGGCGGTGAGCTTGGGGCGTGAGAGGGATTATGATTGGATGCATTTGCAGTTTGCACGGTTATGATGTTTTTGAGTAGGAAGGTTTTTGGTTATGGGTTTTACGAGTGCTTTGGTAACGGCGGCGCTGGCAGTGGGTGCGAGTATGCACACGCAGAATAAGGCTAAGAAGGCGCAGCAGAGTGCAGAGATTGCGGCGCGTGAGGCTGCGAAGCGGAATGTGACGGTGCAGAGTAGTGCAGCGGAGCCTGTGCGTGCAGAGGCTGCTAATGTGGAGGCTGGTGAGGTGGCGCGGCAGAATGCACGGAAGCGGCGGCAGGGTATAGCGAGTACGGTGAGTGCGGGGGCTTTGACGAGTAGTTTGGTTGGTAATAAGAGTAGGTTGGGAGGTTGATATGAATAGTTTGGAGTATGTACGAGTGGCGGAGGCGCTGATGGCCTCCGGCGATGATAGCAACTGGCGGCAGTGGGTGCGGCATGTGATGCCGACATTGATACCGGATGGGGAGTTGAGTACGATGCCGGATGATGGTTTGCCGGAGCGGGTGTGTGGGAGAGCTAAGACGGATGTGCTGAAGCTGGCGAGTGCGTTTAGTGTGATGATTACGCCGCGTGGGGTGAATTGGTTTAGGTATGAGAGTGGTAAGCTGGCTGAGGATGTGGGAGATGATGAGCGTGACTGGTTTATGAAGGTGAGTCAGATTACGCAGAAGGAGTTGGAGTGTAGTAATTTTTATAGTCAGTTGTTGGGAGAGATTACTGATCATGTGGCAGCGGGTACGGGGTTGATGTTGGCTGAGGTGGATGAGCGGACGCGTGGGCTGATGTTTACGCATGTGCCGGTGGGTACGTTTAGGCTGGCGGAGAATAAGTATCATGAGGTGGATACGGTGGTGCGTAAGTTTAAGTTTACGGCTCACCAAGCGCGACAGGCTTGGGGTGAGGATGCGCTGGATGAGGAGATGCTGACGGCTTTAAGGACGGATGCTGAGCGGTTTAAGCGGCAGTTTACTATTTGGCATTTGGTGATACCTCGGGATGTTGCTGATAGTGGTAATGGTGCCGGGTTGAAGGATCCGCTGAGGATGAGTTGGGCGAGTGTGTATATTGCTGAGGGGAGCAAGAAGGTGCTGCATGAGGGTGGGTACCATGAGTTCCCGTATTTGTGTACGCGGTTTTTGAAGTGTGGGAATCAGGTGTATGGTGATAGTGCGCTGGCGGGGATTCAGCAGGAGATTGAGGATTATTTGGAGGTGAAGGAGGCGACTAAGGAGGGGGTGAAGTTGGCGGCGTTTCCGCGTGTATTGGCGACTCCGGATATGGCGGATGAGTTGGATATGCGTGCGGGTGGGGTGACGTTGTTGAGTCAGCAGGCTGTGGGTAGTGGTTTGCCGCGGGAGTGGGCGACTCCGAGTAATACGGGGAATGCGGGGATGCTTGCGCTGGAGGATTATAGGGCTGAGATTGATGCGGGGTTGTTTGTTGACCAGTTGCAGACGGTGAGCAGTGTTGACCGGCAGATGACGGCGCGTGAGGTGGTGGCGCGAGAGAATGAGAAGTTGATGACGTTTAGCCAGACGTTTACTCAGTTTACGGCGGATTTCAGACCGCTGATGGAGCGTGTGTTTTGTATATTGTTTAGAGCCGGGAAGTATCCGAGGAAGGGGGCGCCGCGTGATTTGTTTGTGCCTGCGGGTGCGGATGGTAAGGGTGTGCGGATTTTAGCACCTGGTGTGAAGTACTTGGGTAAGTTGAGTAAGGCGCTGGAGAGTGCGAAGCAGAATGGGTTGATTGAGAGTTTGAGTTTTGCGATGGAGATGTTTGGTGTGACGCAGGACGCGGCGTGGCTGGATTATTTTAAGCCGTATGAGTGTATTAAGTTCATAACGGATGAGAGTAATGTGGATGTGGGGTGTGTGCGTGATACGGCTGAGGCTAAGGAGCAGGCGGAGTTGAGGCGGACGGCTGCGGAGGCTGAGCAGTTGGCTGCTATGCGGCAGCAGTTGGCGCAGGCGGCGGTGCATGATGCGCAGGCGAGTGTTATACGTGAAAGGAGATAAGGTTTATGGATGATGTTGTTAAGAAGCCGAGGCGGCGGCGTTTGAGTAAGGCTGAGGCTGAGCGGCAGGGAGAGTTGTTGCGCCAAGGGCGTGTGTTGATTGAGGGGATTTCTAAAGAAGCCCTGGATGTGTTGAAGGAGCTGAGCGGGTATGAGTTGCCGGTGTTTCAGTTTCGGGACCCGAAGACGGGGCTTAATTTGACGGAGAATGCGGAGACGTTGACGTTGATGGCTGCTGTGCGTGATGGTGAGCGTGGGCTGGTGCAGACTATTTTGAGGTTGCGTAAGTTGGCGGGTGCAAAGGATTAAATGATTTTCTGACTATGAATGAGGATGTAGTGAATACAGAGACGGTGGGTGCTGCTGATGTGGTGCCTGTGGAGAATGGGGCTGTGGCTTCTGCGGCTGCGGTGGCGGAGCCTGTTGATGCGGGTACTGAAGTAGCGGGTTGCGAGCAGGCTGAGGCTGAGGCGGTGGTGAATCCGTTTGATTTTTCTACTGAGCCGGAGGGTGAGGTGGAGGATGGCGGCGGTGGAGCTGAGGAGGCTGCTGATGCTGAGGGTGAGTATGTGCTGGATTTTGGTGAGGCGTTTGGGGGGACGGATGAGGTGCGTGTGATGATTACGGCGAGGGCGAAGGATGCCGGCATTAGTGCTGAGGCGGGTAGCCGATTTATTGCGGGTGTGTGTGAGCAGCTGCGAGCGGATGCGCTGCGGCAGGCGCAGGAGGGGTATAAGGCGTTGGAGGAGGAGTGGAAGGGGGATTTTGGTGTGCGTATGCAGCGGTGTAAGGGGGTGTTGCATGGGTTGCTGAAGGAGGGTGTGGTGAAGCAGGAGGATATGGCGGGGTTGATGAATCAGGCTGTGTTCCGTATTGTGGATAGTTTGGGTGCACGGTTGGGGGAGCGTGGGGCTGTTGGTACGCGTGAGGCGGCGGCGGTGAGTGCGCGCTCGAAGTATGATGAGATTATGGGGAATCCGAAGAGTGCGGAGTTTCAGATTTTGATGAATCCGAGTCACCCGAAGTACCGTGAGACGGCGGATTATGTGAATAGGCTGGCAGGTAGCCGGGTGTTTTAAGGGTATAGTAAAGCCGCGTACCGGAGGGGGTACGCGGCTTTTTAAGGTGCAGGGCACTACCGGTGGTGTGAGGTGAGGAGCAGTAGTGCGCCTGCATGGGGGTAGTATAGCGTTTTTTTGCGGGGTGTCAAGGGGGGCGGACGTGTTTTAATGTCGTGACGTTGTAGGAATACTTTGCCATGATTTTATTTTTGGTGTGGGGGTGTATAAGGGAGGTGTTATGGCTACTATATTAGACAGAGATACGGTACAGATGTACCAGGAGAGCCGCGGTAAGGTTTTTATTGAGGCTCTGGAGCAGGAGACTTCGGAATTGCAGCATTATGCTGTGGTTGAGAAGGTGGGTAATGTTAAGGTTCACCATGTGCCGGTTAGTGGTACGCGTGAGTTCGGGCATCGTCAAGCTCGTGAGGAGGAGATTGCAGCTACTGAGAATCAGTACGGCTGGCGTTGCATGCGTCCTATCATTATGGATGATTGGGCTAAGCTGAATACGCTTGACCCGCATTTCTTGGATAATTTGCCGATTAACTTGACGAATATTGCCAAGATGCAGGGGCATGCTGCGGGCCGTGCTAAGGATGGTATTTTGTCTGGCACTTGTATTTGTGGTGACCGGAGTTTGCCTGTTTATGGTGAGATGGTTATACGCAAGTATAATACTGTGCAGGAGGATGCTGAGAAGAATAGCATGTTTAAGGGCGGTACGACGAGTGGTATTTTCGGCACTGCTTATACGGGTGAGTTTGGTGATGTGGGAGTTGATTTGGAGTTACAGCCGCGTGTGCTGGGGGCCGCTAATGCGCTGACGAAGTATACGGATTACACGGTGAGCAGTGTGCTGGATTTGCGGCGTACGGGTGTGATTCCTGTGAATTATGTGGAGAGTGGTAATCCGGCGCTGAGTGGGTTTACGCCGTCTAAGTTGACGGCTGGGTTGACGGCTATGCGTGCCCGCAAGGTTAAGGGTTCTTTGGCTTTGGGTGTGACTCCTCAGCAGGCTCTCAATATCCTGAATGATGAGACGATGCGCAATATGCTGTATGGCCACCAAGTGTTGAAGAATGGTTTGCCTGATTCTATTCTGGGCATTAAGTTGCTGGTGACTGACCATATTCCGCTGGTGGAGGTGGGTGGCCGCTGGGTGCGTGCTTGCCCGTTGTGGCACGTAGAGGATTTGGTGTATGGTATTTGGCAGGACGTGCGATTTGAGGTGCGACAGCCGGAGCATTTGAAGAGTACTATTTATGCGGGTGCAACGTTGATGATGGGTGCTACGCGCCGGCGCGATGAGTCGTTTATCAGTATTCTTTGTGATGAGGGTTTTGCTGCGGCCGCTTGATAGGTGGAGTTCTTTTGTTTACTTGTCCTAGTTCTGCAGGCGGGTGCCGGTGTTTGCCGGTGCCCGTTTGTATTTATACAACGTCACGATTTTTATTTGGTGGAGGTTGGGGTATGATGTGGGTGTATGGATAGGGCTAGTATTTACAGGCGGTCGTTGCAGTGTTTGGGTAATTTGGAGTATGTGGTGGGGGCTCCGACGCAGAAGGCGTGTGATGTGGTGTATAAGGGGGTGTTGCAGGAGGCGTGTGCGCGGTATAATTGGAGTTTTACGCGGTGTTATGTGCAGCTGAAGGGTGAGGATGGGGTGGTGCCGGGGAGGCGTTTGTTTCGGCTGCCGGGGGATTGTGTGAAGGTGGTGGAGATGTTGCGAGGGGATGGTGTGCATGTGCATGCGCCGGAGATGTGTGCAGCGGGGTTGTTGTTGCCGATGGATGAGGGGGAAGTGGTGACGGTGGTGTATCATTGTGATTTGCTGGGGGATTTGTCTGTGTTGGATGAGGGGCGTACGGCGTTGTTTGTGGAGGGTGTTGTGCGTTTGTTGGCGAGTAAGGTGGCGATGGCGTTGACGAGTAGTGAGCAGTTGGCGGTGCAGTTGCGGCAGGAGAGTGAGGATTATTTTTACCGGGCGATTTTGATGGATAAGCAGCAGGATTGGAGTAATGCGAAGGAGCCGCGTACGTTGTTGCGTAAGCGTTTGTTTAATAGATAAGGAGTTTTTGTTATGGGGTTTGTTAATAGTGTGATGGGGCCTGTGGCTGCCGGTAGTGCGTATGATGCGCAGAAGAGGCGTGTGTTGATAGAGGGGGAGGCTGCGCGTGCTGCGGCTGAGGCAGCGGCAACGGCGAAGGGTGAGGCGAGTAAGCGAGAGCTGCATGTGGTGGCGGAGAATTTGGCGCGTGCTGCGGGGAATAAGCGGCGGGATATGGCTGCTGCGCGTGTGGCTGCCGGGGGTAGCGGGTTTACGAGTGATGGCTCAGGCGGTAAGGCTGAGGAGCTTGTGGGGCGTGCGTATGACCTGAAGATGGGGGATATGGGGCGTGCGGGGAGTGAGAGGAGTATGCAGGTTTTTAATGAGCAGGTGGCGTTGCAACGGCGTGGTGCTGAGGCGATGCGGGCTGCGGAGGCTGAGGCGCGGCAGTTGAATGCTATGGCGAGGTTGAGTCGTACGGGGGCGTGGTTTAATGCGTTGGGGGGTGTGGCCGGTGGTGCTGTGGGGGCGTATCAGGGGCTGGAGGGTGCGTTTGCTGAGGGTAATGTGAGTGATGCGGATTTGCGGTCTGCGGTGATGGGTGGTTTTGCGAATGGCTCTGATGGTGTAGCCGGGTTGTTTGCGAGTGCTAATCCGTTTGCGGCGCAGTTTGCCGGGGATGGATGGGATAAGCGTTTTATGGGTTTATTGGGTGTTGGTAAGATTAAGTGATAAGTTTTATGTATAAGGAAGATTTGTATGATGGTGGTGTGGCCGGGCCTGTTTCTGTGGGTGAGGTGCCGATGGGTCGTGATTTGGTAAGTGGGCCGTTGGCCGAGGGTATGGCACGTGTGGCTGCAAATGCGCAGCGTGCGGTGGTGACGGGGGTGCAGATGGAGGATAGCAGGCGTGAGTTTGTGGCTAAGCGTGATTTGATTGCTCTGGAGAGTGAGACTCGGATGGATGTGGAGAGGCGGCTGCATTTGCCGGATGGGCATGCTGAGGCGTTGTTTGATAAGCAGGGTAATTTTAGGGAGGTGGAGTGGGAGAATTTGAGGGGGCGTGTGGAGCGGCGGCTGGAGGGTGTGGGTGCTGCGATTCTGGATCCGCTGCGGCGGCAGGAGGTGCAGGCCGCTGCCGGGTTGACGGGTGCGCGGTTGCTGGATGGGCTTGCGGAGTCTTGGCAGAAGGTGCAGCGGCAGAAGTTGGAGGGTGACTGGAAGGATGCGTACGATTTGGCTGTGGCGGAGGGGCGCATTGGGGATGCTATGGGGTTGGTGGATAGGGGGGCTGAGATGGGGCTTTTTACTGTTAACCGTGGTAAGGTGATGAAGGTGGGGTTGCGTGGTAAGGGGCTGCGGGCTGCGGGTGCTGCGGGTGAGCCGGTGAAGGTGAATGGCAAGGTGTATACGGGTGCGAGTGCGGGGCTTGCTGTGGCGCGTGCGAAGGAGGGTGGTGTGGAAGTGCAAGGCTCAAAGGCAGAGGGGCAAAGTGGCGGTGATTTGACGTTGGATGAGGAGCGAATGGCTGCGGCGGGGTTGGTGAATGATGAGGGGTTGCCGTTGACGTTGCAGGCAGGGCGGTTGTCTGAGGTTGAGGCTGCGGCTGCTGAGGGACAGGAGGATGAGGAGGAGATAAGGTTGCAGGGTGAGGGGATGCGAACGTTGGGTAAGGCTGGTGAGATGCCTGTTGTTGGGCAGCCGGATGGTGCTGCGGCGCGGTCTATGACGCTGAGTGAGGCGAAGTTGGCGATGGTTGATGCGGGTGATGTGGCGCAGGTGGCTAAGATGAATGAGTTTTTGGAGCCGGGTGTTGAGCCTGAGGCGATGAGTGAGGAGCGTAAGTTGTGGACGTTGTTGCCGGTGGAGGATGTGCGGGCGTTTTGTGGGTTGATGGATGATAGTTTGAGTGTGTATGAGGTGGAGGGTGTTGATGGTGGTGTGGGGTATAAGGTTAAGGATTATGCGCCTGATGTGATGCAGCGTGTGGTGGCGCGGGCGAATGCTGCCGGTGAGTTGACGGCTGAGGATGCGGGGGAGATGGTGACGGTGATTGCTTTGGATGCGGTGCATGCGGATGCGGGTGCGAGTGTGGAGTCTTTGCTGAAGATGTATGAGGGTGCGGGGGTGTATGAGGCGCTGGGGGAGGGTGATGCAGAGGTGGGTAAGGTGCGTGCTGCGGCGTTGGTGCGTGAGTGTAAGGAGCGTATGGAGTATGGGACGAATAAGCTGGGGATGGAGGCTATTGGGCGTATGGTGGCTGCGCGTGTGGATGAGGTGTACCGTGCGAGTGGGCGTGATTTGGCGCGGCTGAATCCGCGTATGAAGAAGGAGGATGGTGTGTATGAAGCGTGGGATGCGCGTGAGGAGGATGCGCGTTGGCATGAGTTGAAGCATTTGTATTTGGGGCTGCGCAAGGAGTTTAATCCGGGCTTGGAGGATGGGCTTAGCCATGATGAGATTATGGATGAGTTTGATGAGAATGCGCAGGAGTTTTATAACTGGTATGCTGCCGGGGTGGGTAAGGAGCGGAATGATGAGTATAAGGCTGCGTTGAAGGATTGGTACACCGGGCAGGTGGGTATGAAGCTGGCCGATGCGTATGCGGGTGGTGGTATGTATGCTGATGGGGCCGGTGGTTATGCGGCTGATGTGGCTCTGGCTCGGGATGTGCTGAAGCAGGTGCCGCCTGATGTGCTGAATGCGGATGTGTTGGCGAAGCAGCGCGAGGAGCGCCAGAAGGCAGATGGAAAGCGTGCGGTTGCTATGCGGGCGGCTGCTGCTGGGCAGTATGCTAAGTTGAAGGGGTTGAAGGAGGGGCGCTCTATGGAGAAGCAGAGAGAGGAGAAGGCTAAGAAGGCGGCTGCGGAGAAGGCTACGCGTGAGGAGGAGAAGCGGCGTAAGGCTGAGGAGAAGAAGGCGCAGCAGTTGGAGCAGCGTAAGCTGGAGGTGTTGCGTGCGCGGCCTAGGCGTGCGGCGTGGGAGTGGGATGGGGAGCAGGCGGCTGATGGTGAATCTCCTGCGTGTTCTTTGCCGCGGGCTGAATGGGATGCGCTGGTAGAGGAGCTGGGGTATGATGGGTCTACTAATGTGTATGTGCAGCTGGGTAGCCGGAAGGTGCTGGTGACGGGGTACCATGAGGGTACAGGGTTGAGGCTGAATACTCCGGCTGCGATGCTGTTACAGGATAAGAAGAAAAAGGTGCTGCATGTGAGCGGTGAGTTGGGATTTAGTTATTCTTTTAAGTGATTAGTGTTTAATAATTAACGATTTTTTATTACAAATGAATATGTTTGCAGAGTTGAATGGTGGTGTTGCTTTTGGTGGCAATGTGTTTGGTGGTTTTGTTGGCGCTGATGCTGTGCCGGAGGGGACCAGTGAGTTGTTTGCAAGTGCATGGCGAGATTCCGGCGGCGATTGGTTTAGCCGTGAGCAGCGTAATTTGCGTGTGCGCAAGGAGTTGGAGCGGGAGCGTTTGAAGGCGGCAGAGGTGTTGCGCGCTGTTTGGGTGTATGATGAGGATGCGGATAGCCGTAAGTTGGTTGATGGGAGTGATAAGTATGGTGTGTATGCGAGTGGGCGAGCGCGGTTGGATGAGAGGATGCTGCCGGTGTATGGGCGAGATTATGCGGAGGCGGTGATGCCGGGGCGTGCGGGTGAGCCGTGGGAGTGTATTGAGGTGATGCTGGATGGGATGGCTGATGAGGGGCGTAAGGCGAAGTATAAGCGTGAGTTTGAGGGGTTGAAGGTGAAGGGTGGTGATACGGCTGATGATTATTATGGGTTGTTGGGCCGTATGGTGCGTGATGATGTGAGAGCCAGGTATGCTGCGTTTAAGGCTAAGGAGGCTGAGGTGCAAGTGAGCTTGGGCAAGATGAACCGGTATGTGGCTGGTGAGGATGTGATGGATACTGCGGCTGAGGGTGCTGAGGATGGTTTTACAGCGGTGGATTTGGATAATGTGCGCAGTGTTGCTGACCCGAAGCTGGTGGCAGATGCTGAGGCTGTGCGTGCGTTTATGCGGACGTATGTGAAGCCGTTGGGGCAGAAGGATGATGCGGAGGAGATTTTGCGTTCTCTGAGCCAGTTGGAGGATGAGTTGTTTGAGTGTATTGGTGAGGATGAGCAGCGTGCGGGGATGGTGTATGAGGCGTTGATGGATTTTGCTGAGGGGGTGAAGGCGAGTAATAAGGTGGGGGTTGATGATGAGTTTGTGGTGGCTGTGGGTAAGAAGTTGCAGGATTGGGGGCGTGTGTTGGAGATGTACGAGGAGGAGCATGCGGTGGCTGCTGCGTATATGCACCAGGATTTTATCTCTGACGCGTATATTGATGCGATGGAGGAGGCTCAGGAGGCTACGCGGCGTAAGTATGAGCAGTATAAGAAGTATGAGAAGGCTCGGGCGTCTTTACGTGCGGCTATTAATAAGAGTTTGGAGGTGGGTGATGGTGAAAGTTGGTGGAAGGGTAGTTTGCGTACGGCTACGATGATGGCGGGTGATACGTTGCCGTATTTGGTGCCTGGTGTTGGTATGGCTTTGGGTAGTGCAGATGTGGCGGTGCGTGGGTTGACTGAGGGGACGGATATGTACCGTTTGAAGGGGCTGACGGGTGAGCAGGCCGGTGGGCAGGCTGCGATTGATACGGGTGTGCAGATGGCTGTGGAGTTGCTGCCGTTTAGCCGTGTGGGTGGTAAGGGGTTGAGTGCGTTTGTGCGTTCTCGCTTTGGTGCCGGGCTGGCCAAGGGCAAGGTGGGTGCGCTGAGCCGCTGGGCTGTGCGCCAGACGCAGAAGAGTTTGCCGCGTGCGCTTGCTGCGGAATGGGGGGCAGCGATGATTGATGAGGCGGTGCTTGAGCCGGTGGCCGGTGGGCTGTTGCAGTATGGTGCAGAACTTATTTTTGATGTGATGGGGCTGGAGCATGGGCAGACGAAGGAGTTTGCTGCGTGTTTTGAGGAGTTGAAGCAGATGTGGGAGCCTCGGCAGTTGGCGGGGTTGGCTATCTTTACGGCTGGGTTGACGGGTGTGTCTACTCCGGCTATCAATAAAAACGTGAAGTATTTTGCGGCTAAGCGCGTGATGTGGGAGGCTGAGGGTTTGAAGCCGGGGCAGGTGGATGAGCTGATGGCTATTAAGGATGTGGGTGAGCGTGTGGAGAAGGGCCGCAAGATGGTGAATGATGGCTGGGCTAGTGATGCTGCCGGTATGGCTGCGCGTATGGCTAAGCATAATGCGGAGATTAAGGGGCGTGGTGAGGTGCTGGTGATGACGGGTGAGGGTGCGCTTGACCCGGAGGTGGAGAATAGTGAGCTGGCACCGGCATACCGTGCTGTGTGGGCGGATTATGTTGAGAAGGGGCTGCTGCCGAAGGTGGAGGCTCAGAAGGATGGGCAGTTTAAGTTGACGCAGAAGGATGGGCGTGAGCTGGTGATGAGTGCTGCGCATGCGGATGCGTATTTGGAGCATGCTATTGAGGAGGCTGAGAGGGTGATGCTGGCTGAGGCTCGTACTGCGGCTGAGAAGGCTAAGGGGGTGAATTTGCGTGAGGAGATTGGGCTTGCTGTGAGCGCTATTGCCGGTAATGCTGCGCTGCGCTCTGTTGCTAAGAGTGAGAAGAGTGGTATTGAGGTGACTGATTTGGTGGCGGGGTTGCCGGAGTCTCTTGCGAAGCCGATTTTGGCTAAGGGGCAGGTGACGTTGGCTGATGCGAAGGCGATTTCTGAGTGGGCACTGGGGCAGATTAGGGCTCTTGTTGAGGGTGGTGCGAGTGAGTTTGATGCCCGTATGACGAGGCCGGAGGCTGATGGCATGGCTCGCTCGCTGGGTGAGTGGAGTACGTTTGCTGAGGATTTTGCTACGCGTGAGCGTGTGGAGGGGTTGAAGCCGGGTGAGGGTGCAATTAGGGTTGGCCGTTACCGTGGGCAGAAGGCTGTGCGTTTTAATGGCCGTGAGGTGATGGGGCAGGTGATTATGGGTATTCAGGGGCGTGTGAGCCACTATGGTGCCGTGGAGGATATTACTGAGTCTGTAACGGATATGATGTTGCAGGAGCGTGCTGCGGTGCTGGTGGAGCAGGGTGAGGCCGGTTCTATGGCTGAGGGTGAGCGCATGGCTTTGGAGGAGTTGGCTGATGTGGTGCGCCGTGCTCGTGCGGTGGTGCTGAAGGCTGACCCGAAGGCTGCTATTTCTGAGGTGAAGGAGGGCAAGGATTTTCGCATGAGTGTGATTGAGGCGTTGAGTAAGATGGCGCGTGCTAAGTTTTTGGGCAGCGGTGTGGTGCCGAAATGGATGCAGGCTCTGACATCCGGCCTGAAGGGTATTGTGGGCACGGGTATGGCTGTGGAGAAGGTGCGTGCTGCGTATGCTGAGGTGCTGCGCAAGGAGCCGAATGCTCTGGCTGAGCTGGAGGGTATGCTCTCTGAGATGGGTGTGTATGTGCAGGATGCCATGCGTGAGGCGCGTATTGAGGCTGTGGATATTCAGGCTTGGAAGTCTGCGAGTGCGATTGTGGGGGCGCGTGCTGCGGGGCCGCTGGGTGTTGGCGGTGCTGCGGTGAGTGATGCGGTGCAGGAGGCTGAGCGCGTGGAGGAGGAGATTGTGCGGGCTGAGGGGCGGCAGGAGGTGCTGCCGGTGAAGTCTGCCACTGAGGTGGCTGCTGAGGCGAAGGAACGCCTGGACGAGATGGTGCCGGGGAGCAATGCTCCGGCTGCGATGCAAGGGGTGTTTGTGGATGATAAGTGCTACTATAATGAGGCGGGTGGATTCTGGTGCGGTATGATTGCGAAGGAGAAGCTGAGCGATGGTACGGAGCAGGTGAAGGTGGGGGCTAAGGGTAAGCATGGTGTTATTCAAGGTAAGGAGCTGACGGGTAATTTCCAGCAGAATGTGGGTGCTATTTATGTGTGGAAGCGCAAGGATGGTAGCTTGCAGGTGATTAGTGGCCGCCACCGTTTTGCTAAGCTGATGGAGGATGCCGGTGCTAGGTATTGCAACTGCTATGTGTTTGAGGAGGATGCGGAGCATGATGAGAAGTGGGCCCGGATGCTGGATTATGAGAACAATATGCGCGATGACCAGGCGGATGAGGTGACGGCTGCCACGTATGTGCGTGAGACGGGCCTGCCGGATGAGGTGCTGAAGGAGCGTGGCCTGATGCGCAATGATAGCCGTAGTAAGCGTGGTATATTTATTGGTCGGCATGCCCGGCAGGAGTTGTGGACGCGCTTTGTGAATGGGGCGGTGAAGCCGAAGGATGCGCAGACTATTTGCGAGTTGACGCGCTCTGTGAAGGCTGAGGATAGAATTGATGAGATTCAGGGCAAGTGCTGTATGCTGCTGGATACGGGCAAGAGTTGGGAGTACATTGGCGGTATGGTGCAGCTGATGGCGAGCAAGGAGGCGCAGATGAAGCAGGGGCTGCTGGATTTTGGTGCTGACTTTATGGAGGATTTGGCGCGTGCTGCTGAGTGGATTGAGAAGTGTGTGCACAAGGTGGATGCGGCGATTAAGATGCTGCGCAATGGCCGCAAGATGAGTGGTGAGATGCGTGAGGAGGCGCTGCGCTTGGGTGTGCAGACGGAGACGGATGCGGACTCTGAGGAGGTGCTGCGTGATTTGCAGTTGCTGCGTAAGAAGTTTGAGTTGATTGGTAGTTACCCGGACCTTGTGGCGCAGGCGCAGATGTGGGATGGCAGGAGCGATGTTGACCCGGTGGGGTATTACTTGGAGAATGCCCGCAAGGAGCGTATTGAGGCGCAGCTGGAGGGTGAGATGACGGCTGAAGAGTACCTGGAGGAACAGGCGCGTAAGGCTGCAGCGGAGAGTGTTCCGGCGCTGTTTACGATGGAGATGTACAAGGCCCGTACCGGCAGCGAGAAGTTTGCACCTGATGCTAGGGGTAAGGAGCCAGTGTTGTCTGTGAATGTGCATGCCGTGTTGGCTGATGGCTCAAAAGCAACGAAGAATGATTTGATTGCTGATGAGGATGGCCGTGTGTTCTGGGGTAGGCTGCCGGAGTTGGAGGCTCTGAAGGATAAGGGGTATGCCGCTTTGGATATTATTATGCGCTTAGGGGGTAAGTCTGATGGATTTAAGCATATTGTGCATAAGCATGGGCAGTGGATTATGGATGCTATGGGGATTGATGACCCTGTAAGGGCATGCAAGATGTTCATTGCTGAGGTGCTGGATGAGGTGAGAAAGATACAGTACCAGCAAAACAAGGGAAAGGATGCGCTGTTGTTGAAGCAAGGTGAGGCGCAGCGTTACTTTATTGTAGTAATTGGTAAGGATAGGGTTGAGCCTAATTTTGCAGCTATCAGGACAGCGTTTGTAGCAAGTGAGCCGGGTAGATTTGATTCTGAAATAAGTCTTTATGAGGGAGAAGAAGCCTTGGAGTTACGAATTCCAATGAGTTCTTTCGGTGAGAACCAGCGCTTTCGCGGCGCCTCCGAGCGGCAAGACCGAAGCTCAGATTATCCAGATACGGCAGCTTCTTCTCCCTCCGAGGATATTATGCCACAGGTGGGACGTGTTGTCAAGCACGAAGAGTTAATATCTTACAAGAATGATAGCTTCTCTGCGAGCATGGAGGATGCGCAGTCTGCCGGGATGTTCCGTGATGGGCATTTGGTGGCCAGCAATGCTGTGGTGACGGAGCCGGGGGTGACGTTTAGTATTGAGGCACTGCATGCGAGTCCGTACCGTTTCCGGAAGTTCAGCACGGATAAGATGGGTAGCGGTGAGGGGCACCAAGCGTATGGCTGGGGCTTGTATTTTGCGGAGAATGAGAAGGTAAATAAGAATTACTACGATGCGTTTACCCGCTCTGTTGAGCAGCCTTCTCTTTATTATAGCAATGGGAAAGAGGTTAGCAAAGAAGAGTGGAGAAGTCAGATTAATGCTTTGATTGATAAGGTTGCCAAAGGCAAGGGATATAATAATGCTGCGTTGATTGATACCTTTACATTCCCGGATGAGAAGGAAGGTAACAAGTTGCTTGCAAGCCGTAGGAAGTTGCTCAAAGTTAATAAGCAGAACAGAAAAGCTGAAAAGGATGCCAGTTATATAGCTTTGTGGGATTCCAACATTGAATTAATGCAAGATAGCATTGAGATTGTGAAATCCATGATTGCTGCGGGGTTGTTTGCGCAAAAGACTGCTTTTAATTACCGTGTGGAGTTAAATGTGGATGATAGCAACCTGCTGATGTGGGATGATACGCTTGTAGTATCAAGCCTGCCGGTTGAATTGCAGAAGTACATAAACAGTAAGATTGAGATGTATGCTTATGCTAGTGGTGAAGAGTTTTACAGAGAGCTTTCTAGGTGGGAAAATGGAGCAAAGCAAGCCTCTGAGTTATTGCTTGCTCACGGTATTAAAGGTATCAAGTACCTTGATGGTGCTTCACGCGGTAAGGGTGAGGGGTCATATAACTATGTGATTTTCTCCGGCGATGATGTGAAGATTACCGGTGTGAATGAGTCCGGGAAATTTAAGTCGATGTGGGAGGATTATACCGATACTACGGCTACTTTCAGCATGGAGCGGAACTTGGCAGCGGTGCATACGCTGAGTGCGAAGAAGTTCTTGGATGCGCTGGAGCTGGGTGGTATGCCGCTGCCGAGTGTGGCGGTGACGCGCTTGGATAAGCCGTATAGCTGGGGTGGTGCTGATGGTATTGCTCTGGTGGGTCGGCCTGAGTTGGTAGACCCGCGGCGTGGGACGGAGGTGTACAGTGCGGATGCGTGGACAGGTAAGTTCCCGCGTGTGGTGCATAAGCATATTGAGAATGCAGATTTTAAGGAGGCTGCGAAGGCTGCGGGTAAGCTGGAGGATAAGTATGGGTATGTGTTCTATGAGTTGGCCAATATGCTGCGGCAGGCTGATACGCGCAGTGACTTAGAGTATTTGCTTTCTACCGACACCGGCAAGGCGTTGTTTGCATGTATGCAGGGGTATGAGCCGAAGGCTAAGACGGTGGAGAAGCCGATGGATTATCAGTTTCTCGATAAGCAGTTTGCTAAAGATACCCGCAATATGTGGGAGAATGGTGATGCTATTAAGGAGGGGCAGGAGTTGGCATTTGCGGATGCTGTTGAGGCGAGTTTGGAGCGATGGCTTGCAGCTAATAAGGATGCGAAGATGCTTGCGCTGTATAGGAAGCTGTATAGTGATTTGCTGAGTGATTTGCGTAGAGGCCGCCCGTATGGTGTGTGGTTTAAGCTGAAGATGTCTCTGAATAATATGGGTAAGCGTGAGCTGGATGCGCATGGCAACCGGGAGATGCTGGCGAAGTATGCTGATAAGCATAAGAAGGCTTTTGCTGCGTGGGTGCAAGAGAAGGTGGACAAGTGGCGCAGTAAGGAGGGCTATATACGAGAGAATGGCAAGGAGGCTACGCTGGATAATGTGGTGAACTATATGCTGAGCAAGAAGGGGCTGAATAATGAGGAGTTTATGGGATTTAGCCCCGGTAAGCTGCGTGCGGCTTTGTCTGCTAAGATGCGTTCTCTGGATGATATTAAGGCGAGAAGAGAGCGGTTGGGTGATAGTGCTGAGAGTAAGGCAAGCAAGGAGCCTAGCGAGCAGCTGATGATGGAGTATTGCCGCTTTGTGCGTGAGCATTTGCAGGAGGCTGATGCGGATTCGTTCTACGCGATGGATTATGGCTTGGAGTCTCTTTCTTTGGTAAAGGGTAAGCCGACTGAGGAGAAGGTGGCACGTGCGGTGCGCAAGGTGTTTAGTTATACTAAGGCCGGGGATGCTATGGCTCAGGATGAGGAGTTGCTGCTGAAGGGTGTGGAGGCTGTGGAGTCTGTGCGCCGTGAGGTGGAGGATTACATGGAGGCTGTGCCGCAGCGTGCGGTGAAGATGGCTGAGTGGGAGTATGCGGTGATGCCGGAGGAGCTGAAGAAGAATAAGGCTGTGATGGCGGGGCTGCGTGAGCATGGGATTAAGCCGCGGTTCCACGATGGTACGGAGGAGGGCCGCAAGGCTGCTCTGGCGGGGCTTGTGAATGATAGCCGGGTGAGCTTTAGCGTGATTGGCCCGAAGGCTGCTACGTGGGATAAGTATGCCGACAGGGCGTTTAAGGGGCGCGATGATGGGCTGCTGCGTGCGGAGATTGACGCGAGCAATGCTAAGTTGAAGTGGGAGGATTTACGCGGGCGGAATGTGGCTGCGTATAGACGGATTGTAGATGATTGGTATAAGCTGCCGGATGAGGAGTGTAAGACTATTACGGAGTATGCTGAGCTGTATTATGATTGGCAGGATGAGTTGGCTAAGCTTAATTCTACCAGTGAAGAGGATGCTGCATATTTTGATGTGTATAAAGCTGTGGCTAAGTTGCGCAGTGAGCTTAATGAGAAGCGTGGTGGTGTACGCAAGCTGCTTGGTGAGTGGTTTGTGGAGCGTGGTGGCGGGGCTGCGGTGATGATAAGTGCTAATGATGCTTTGGTGGATGCTGTGGCTGCTTCTTTATGGGGGCCTTATGTGGATTACAATGTTGAGGATGAGCTGGATTTGCAGCCTTTGTGGCATGGTGGTATGGCATTGCAGGATGTGCTGGCGTATGATGAGATGTATGCGGCTTACCCTGAGCTGGCGCAGCTACGTGTGGAGACGGTGAAGATGGAGGGAGGTGCACTTGGTCGTGTGGTTTCTAGTGCCGGGCAGCATATTATTCAGATTAATAAAAATCTGGAGGGTGAATGGGCGCAGTTCTTCAGCACGCTGATGCATGAGGTTCAGCATGTGATTCAGGATATAGAGGGGTTTGCCAAGGGTGGCAATCCTCAGTCCGCACGTGATGCTGCCGGTAATTATAAGCGGCGGTACGAGATACAGAATGAGTGTGCCCGTCTCCGGCAGAATATTGCATGGTTGGAAGGGTATGATGTGGCGCGGAGGGAGTTCCTGAATATAGGGGATGCTATCTCGATGCGTGAGGATAAGGAGAAGTTGCAGGATTTGCGAGATAAGTATAATAATCTTGCCTATCAGTACAACAAGGGGGCGATTGTGGAGCCGGGATATAATGGAGAAGACGGGCGAGATAGTAGCTTTGTGATTCCATCGTTGAGTGGGGTGACGAAGGGGGCGTATGCTAAGGCGCAGAAGGCATGGGATATAACGCAGGATAGAAAGGCTGCGTTCCCCGGTATGCTGGAGAGGTTGCGTGCTCGCTATGATGTGTTGTGGGCTGAATTTTCTGAGCTGGATAAGCAGCAGCAGAGATGGGGGGCGTTGAGTAGTCATGAGCTGTACCTGCGTTTGGCGGGTGAGATTGAGGCTCGGAACGTGCAGCAGCGTGTTCGGATGACGGCTGATGAGCGATTGGCCATGCCGTTTAATGAGACGCTGGAGTACCCGGGTGAGGCGTTGGTGACGTTCTCGATGGAGCGTGCGAGTTTGCAGGCATTGGATGTGCTGCGGACGCGAGCTGATGAGCGAGAGGGTGAGCGGTTGATGAATGACTGGCAGAAGGCTTGTGAGGGCTGGGCGCAGCTGCATGTGGGTGGTGATGATAGCCGCCTTGGTAACGGTGCTAAGATGCTGGGTGAGATACATGCGCTGATAGGTGCTACTAAGGGTGTGCTGCCGGAGAAGTATGCACGCATGGGGCACCTGAATGGGCTGCTGCGCTGGGCTGCTGTGTATGCGAATATGCAACAGACGGGTGATGTGCCTGCTGAGGGTGTGATTGCCGGGCCGATTTACGAGAAGTTTGTGGAGCGTATGCGCTATGTGGATGCGAAGAATGAGGCGTATGGCTTGAATGAGGCTGAGGTGAAGGAGGCTATGGCGTTGCTGGCCGGTGAGCGCTTGGATGTGGCGATGCTGAAGGTGGCCCGTGAGTGCAAGCGCCGGTTGGAGGTGTTCTTGAAGGATAGAGAGCGTGAGCGTATTGATTGGGTGGTGGAGCGTGCATACCCGAAGCGTGAGAAGGGCAAGCGCACGCCGCGTGGCAAGATGGATGCTGAGACGTACCGGCGCATGGAGCGTGCCTACCGGCTGATGGAGATGGAGGCGAATGAGGTGGCCGGGATGATGAATCTTATTAAGAGTGCTTTGGATAAGATGAATGATGAACCGGCTGAGGCTGTGACGGTGTTACGCGTTGTGCGTGGTGGTGATGTGCCTGGAGTAGATGAGGTGGAGGCGCTGGAGGCGGAGCTGGAGGATGAGCTGTTTTTGGCGCAGACGTTTGGCTGCTGGGAGAATATGGCGTTTGAGCAGGCGCGGCGTGCTAGTGGTGCGATGGCGGAGCTGGTGCTGCTGGGACGCAATGTATGGCAGAGTAAGCTGCGTGCTGAGCGCCGCCGGGCGGCGTTTGACCGTGATGAGGTGAGCCGCCACTTTGGCACTAAGCTGGAGGATGTGCAGGCTGTTCGTGGTGATAAGACGGCTAAGGAGAAGGGGCGCAAGCGTACCTCTGCTAAGAATCTTGTAATGGGCAGCATGAGTTACAGTCAGTTGCTTGTGGCACTGGAGGAGAAGCTGGGCAAGCGGTTTACCGGCAGACATATGCGGATGATTGCTGAGGCGCATGAGAAGATTATGATGGAGAATCAGCGGCGGCACCGGTGGATGTATAATACGCTGCGTGATATTACCGGCTTGGAGACGGAAGGCGAGATTGAGGAGTGGATGCAGAAGAATAATGAGATTATAGATACCGGTATTGACTTGGATATGCCGATGAAAACGACTTGCCGCTTGACTCCGGAGGAGGCGAAGATGTGGCTGAGCTTGACGGCTGAGGAGCGCCAGAAGAAGCGCGATGAGATGGGGGCTGAGGCAGCGAAGAAGGGTGAGAAGCCGGATAATATACCGGGTGAGGATGTGATGGCTGAGCTGGAGGAGAGGCTGATGGAGGCTGAGCAGGCTGATGCGATGCCGAAGGAGTTTGTGTTTACGACTGAGTGGAGTTATAAGAGCAGATTGAAGTGTACGCGTGAGGCGTTGCTCTATGCTATTCTGACGTTCGAGCAGGAGGATTATGAGCATTTGCTGGAGGCTAACGGCCTGACTCAAGCGAAGCTTCAGCAGATGCGCAAGCTGGTTGGCAAGGAGTTGCTGCGCTGGGGCTATGCGATGCGCAGTGAGCTGAGTGAGCATGGCAAGATGGTGGCTGAGCTGTATGAGGCGTACACCGGTGTGCCGTTTGGCCAGAGACAAAACTACTTCCGGGGTGTGTTTGATGTGGCCCGCGCGAAGGATGCGGGTGAGGCTGTTGACCAAGTGTCCGGTGTGACGGGTGGTAAGTATGGTATTCTGATTGCGCGTCAGTACCATAATCAGCAGTTGAACTGGAGTACGAGTGCGTCTCTTGTGTTTGTGGCAACGATGAAGGAGCAGCAGAATTATATTGCTACGGCTCATATTACCCGAGAATGGCGTACGCTGCTGAGTGACCGGTTGTTTGAGCGCCGGGTGCGTGCGGAGATAGGTGATGCGGCACTGGATATGCTTACCGGCTGGATGAAGATGATTGAGGGCGCTGCGCTTGCGGATGTGAAGGTGAATGCCATGATGAACAATATGCTGAGCAAGTTGGCTAAGGCGTATGCTGTGAGCCGCTTGGCCGGTAATGCGTATACCATCATGAAGCAGGCTAGTGCGCTTTTGAATGGCTTTGTGGGTGGGTATGTGCCTGAGCGTGTGCTGGCGGGTAATGAGCTGGTGCAGGAGCTGACGTACCGGCATGTGGGTTTTGGT